CATATGCTTTAAAGTGGTAATATCTTTTTCTGTGATACTCACTTAAATTAACGCAATTAATTCTTAACTTTTCTAAAATGTCTTCAACTTCTCCAGTCCATTCACCCATACTATATACTAATGTTAGATTAATTTATAACATATCTATTATTGCTACTTGAACCTTATTACAATTTACTCTGGCGTTTGCTGGGTCTTGAATGTCTATTGTGCTTCCTACTGGTATATTCAGTTTAAGAGATAATGTTATTCCAGTTTCTATTAACCTATCCGCATATATCCAACTGGTTTTCGGTATTTGTATATTCTCTTGATTAAATCCTAATCCTGCTCCTGCCTGTGCTACATATATAGGTGGAACGAATGACTGGTCTATTAAACCTGTTAATGTATAAACTAATTCTAATGAAGAAGAACCATTACATACCCAACCACCATTTATGGAAGCATTATTAATACCAACACCGCATAGGTAAGAATTAAAAGGAAAGCAATTTACCTGATTATTATTTAATCCTGCTGGTTCTCCATATTTACCTGTTATAGAGTTATTATCTGGTAATAAAATAGTTAAACCATCACTCGTATTATCCCAACCTAATCCTGATGTAAATGGAGCATAAATAGAAACATCATCGCAATTTAAATTAAATATAGCAATAGGATTTAAGGATTGTGGAATATTTGGGACACTATTGCTATTACCTTGCGTTTGTAATATTTGATTTTCACCACCATTTATATCTAATAATGAAAGTTCCTCATTTTGATTTGCTACTACTGGATTAAGATGTAATTGTAATGTTCCACCACCAGAGAAAGTTAATTTACTACCAGTATCTATTGCTTGAACTGCTCCATTTTGCGTTGTTAATATTTGTGATGATTGCTCGTAATCAAAATAAGTAGTAGTTCCACCAAAGTTTTCTATTGTAAAATTATTTGATGGAGCAAAACGAATATCAGTCCCATTTACAGCGAACTCACCAGCAGTGCCGTATCCGTGCGTAAATAAACCTCTGCTTTCAATTCTACCTGTGGTTGATTGTGTGCCGAATACAGAAGCATTATAAACTGAAAATCCACCAGCATCTAAATTAGCAATCATAGGATTTTGAACTCCACCTCCTCCTACTGCTGTATCTACATAATCTTTTGTTGCGAGGTCTTGAGGTTGAGAAGGGTTAGAAAAATTAACGCATTTAAATCCGCCACCATCTAAATCTATAGTTAAAGGATTACTTATTCCTCCTGCTACTGCTGTATCTACATATTGTTTATTTGCTCCGTCTTTATTTTGGGTAGGGTCGGCGAGGTTATGAATATGGTTATTATTCATATTCAAAGTATTATGAACTACAACATCATTACCGAGTGTATTTTCAAAGATATTATCAGTATAAACATTATTAACATTTTGTAGGTCAAAACCTCCCATATTGATTGATGCTGATGATTGTATTTCACCAGCGATATTTACACCAATATTATCAGTAGCAATTGAATTAACTTGTTTAAGATTATTGTTAGACATTAATACATCATTACTCATAGTAATATTTGCTAATGCCGTTTTTTCTCTAATACTATCAGTTGCTAAACCTCCTGTTTGTGTATCTTCTGCTAATAAAGTATTTGCTTGAAATGTTCCAGTAGTTTCTGCTTGATTTGGTCGCAAAGTAGATATAGCATATATCGTAGTAGGAACAGAAGTAGTAGCATAATTCGTTCTTGGTATAAATTGTTGTCCTGCTGTTAAATCACCTTGTCCTAATTGATAAATAGTTATATCAGCAATACTGGAAGTAATACCGCATTCAAAAGTTAAAATATTTGTTGTAGGGTCTGTAGGTTTCTCACCATAGGTAATATTAACAATAGGTATATTATCACTTTCGCATACATTATTAATAACTCTAATCGTTCCTCTATCCGCCATACCCATTATCTCGCATAAACATTCTTGCCTAAAACCATTTTCTAATGCTCTTAATAAAAACATAATATTACCTTCTGCTCCAACTTTTACTACATCAGCAAAAATATAAGTATTACCAGCAGTAATAGTTCCTATATTAGAATAATCCTGTGGAATAGTGTTATTGAAACGATTGCTTACATTTAAATTAGTTGTTGTTAAATCATCTACATTTGTTATATCAAAATTACCACCATCTAAATTAGCAGACATAGGATTACTAACGAAACCTGCTCCACCAGAAGCGGTTGTTTGTTGTGTTCCATCTGGAAACTCTATATATCCTGCTCCACCTTGCGACATTCTAATATTTTCTACATTAACTATCTCTCTATTACCAGCGACAGCATTAGAAAAAAGTATATCGTTTTCCGTTGTTAAACCAGCACTAAATATTTCTGGTGCGGATTGTGAAATAGGAAACTTTAAATAATTAGCATCTAAATAATCTACATTTATTTCCTTACCATTATTAATAGTCCAATAGATAGGATTAAATATTGGGACATTTTCAGTTGGGGGTGCTGTTTCCGCCATATTTATATATTATAAACATATTTAATATTTATAATCTATTTTTATTGTTTAAGGCAGACTATCATTTAAATAATTACCAGTTCCATCATCACCTAACTCTATTACTACATTACCTCCTCCTCTACTCCTAAATAAGTATTCTAATGTGAAAGTAGCAGTAAAACCTGTAGATGAAGATGGACTATTCACCATCAGTTGCGTTTCAGTATTAGCACCATATATGCTAAAATGTGATAGGTCGCCGTCCTGAACTATAGGTCTATACCATACAGCATTATTTACACCTGAATATGATGTTCCTGAATTGTTAGTATAATTCATTTGCGGACGAGCAACCCCTATTCCAGACCAATTACCAGAAGGCATATGATAAGGTTTAACCTGTAAAAAACCGCTGGTAAATCCATATGAAGATTGGTCTGTTCCATATGTATAAGAAGAAGTAATCCTAAACATAGCATAATCCTGTATTCCCCAAGTTCCATTACTACATCTAATTTTCATTCCTGCTATGTATCCTCCTGCTCCTGTTGTTCCATATTGACTTACAGATTGATTAACAAAAAGAGGTGTAAAATGTTCTGTATGAGGAGTTCCTGAAGCAATAGCACTAATTTCTCCATTAGAACCTATAGTAATATCAGCATTCGTAAATACACCTGTAGATGATGAACCTGTAAATGCCGAGTTTTGAGTTGTTCCATTATTGTATTCTACATTTGTATTGACTTTAATACCTGCTGGGAATTGTTCCCTTAATCCACTTTGAGCGATAGGATAATTTAGGTATGAGTTGTCTAAATTACTTTGAGTAAGACCAGCAATACCATATTCAAAATCTCTGGGGTTGAAAACTGGGACATCTTCTTTTGGTGGTTTGTATTCACTCATATTTATATATTAATGATATATTAAATATTAAAATCTTTATACAATATATAATAATGGCGGATAAAAAAGACGACCCTAAAAAGAAACCAGTAATTATTAACTGGTATGAGAAAATACCTAAAAAGTTTCTTCCTAAACAGCATAATCCCTACTATGATATACACCATATAAAATTGCCTTTTCGTATGCTTATAACAGGTAGTTCTGGTAGTGGTAAGACACAGACACTATTAAGTCTGCTCCATAATATGCCGAAAACATTTGAGAAGATAATAATAACAACAAAAAATAAAGATGAACCACTCTATAACTGGTTAAGTGATAAGTTTGAGAAAGACCCTAATTTTGAGATGAGGGAAATAGATAAAGATGGATTACCTGATTTAGATAAGTTTGATAAGGAGCAAAATAATTTATTGGTAATGGACGATTTAGTAGGTGAGAAAAACCAGAAACCTATGGAGCAGTTCTTTTTAAGAGCAAGAAAAAAAGGGTGTAGTTTGGTATATATTACTCAATCCTATTATGCTGTTCCCAGAATGATAAGAAGTAATTTAACTTATTTAATTATTAAACAAGTATCCAGTATGAAAAACCTTACTATGATAATGCGAGAATACGATTTAGGTATTGATAAAACGCAATTAATAGATATGTATAAACAGGCAACAGAACAAAAGGCAGGGTTTTTAATGATTGATTTGGAAGGTGATGAGGATAAGAAGTTTAGAAAGGATTTTGATGGTTATTTTGATGTAGAGGATTTGGAGAAATAAAAGGTAAAACCCAGAAATATTTTTTGCTGTTTTAGTGATAAATCAGTAGTTTTATTTTTATAATTAACGATTTTTCTATAATTTTTATCTGTATATACTATATAAAGATGAACGCATCAGCAGGATACGGAGGACTACTTATAAGAAATCTGCGAAAACCGACGGATTATGCGAAAGCAACTATGACCCAAGACCAATTACTTAAAATTGCTGTAGCGAATGATGCTAATATAGCAAAGGCAAGACAGGAGGTTCGTTTAGGCGTTCCTCCACCAGTTCCACCTGCTAATTTAAAAACAGCAGAAGAAAATGCTTTAGATTTAGGAAAACAAGAAAGCGATGCTGTAAGAAATGTATTAGATTTAGGATTTACTTATGATGAGAGTGCGAGAATTGTAGCATCATTAAGTCCTGATGAAATGTTTAAACTTAATCGTTCTTATCCCAGTATTAAAGCAGATTTTGCTACTAACTATGATGTTAAACTTATTACTCCTACTTTCTTTGTTGATTACTTAAAAAAGTTCTTTGAAGAATTAGATGCCTCCAAAGGTGTAAGTAGTGGATATGGTTTAGGATACATTAGAGATAAGTTTGATGAACTAATTGATACTTCTAATGAGTTGAGAGCAGTTATTCCTACCAAAGACCAGATACAAGGACTACAAGATGTTATGGAACAATCATTTAGCGATTTACCTTCTATTATTGTTGAACCTATTATGGAGCGTTTGGAAATACTTAATGCCCTATTACCTGATGGTGCTGTATATCAACGATTAGATGAAATCCAAAGACAAGACCAAGCATTAGCATATAGATTAAATCAAGAACTCCAAAATGCTCTACAAGGATTACCAAGTAGGGAACAAGTGGAAAGGGTGTTGATGGATTTAGCAGATAATAGAGTTTCTAATGGTGATGCTCTACAACGCATAGAATTAATTGTAAATGATTTGGATACAGCACAGACCCAGCAATTACAACAGATTATCGGTTTGATTAACCAACAGACAGAAGAAATTAAATCTGGAAAGTTTGTAGAAGGTGATGTAATAGCAGTTGCTAATATTGATGTAGATGGTGAAGTTATACCATTCGGTATTTTGAGTTTAGATAGAAAAACGATTGTTATGATTACTTCTACTGGTGAAAAGGTGAAAATGAATGCTGGAAGTTTGGATACATTTAATAAAATGAAACAAGCAGAAACAGGTGTAAATCCTAAACTAACTTATAGCAAGTTGCGTAATGAGATTTTATCCAATAGCGACCCTTCATTAGTTCAAGCAGTAAATCAAGACCAATTTGCGACTGCCGAGCATTCGTTTGAAAAAATGAGTGATATGACTGGAATGACCGCAAGAACCGATACTGAAAGAAGTATTGATAGTAGCAGAATGAAAGGAGCAGAACCCAAAATAGAAGGTAAAGGTTTGGTAAGAAGTAAGAAAATACCCAAAGTAAAAATACCAAAGGTTAAGGTTGGTGTAGGTATTGCTAATAAAAAAGAACCACCATATCGTCAGTTAGGAAAGTATGTAATCCACTGGAAACAACTAAACGATAATGATATGTTGAATGTTAAATATAAATCATTAGGAAGAATACCACAATTTAAACCCATTCCTGTAAGTGATGTATTTAAGGAATATTTAATTGATGTTATGAATGGTGGTAAGCACAACCAAAGACATTATGAAAATATACCTGTAGAAGAGCGAAAGATATGGGAAAAAATAGTTAATGGTGCTGGTTTAGCAGAACATCTAAAAATTAAGAAAACAATTAGCGATGATGATAATAGCGATATGGAACGATTTGAAATGTTAAAGGGACAATATTTAGCAGGAAATAACAATCCAGCGGTTATTAGGGAACTACGAAGATTTGTAGTAAAGTTTTTAAGTGATGGAAGGTTAAAGAGAAACCAAGCATTAGATTTGCTATTAGAATTGAGTGTTTAGGATTAATACAATTTAATTATATTATAAAAATCTATATATATAATATAATATGCGAACTCTTATTTTAAATCAAGAGAATATAGTGCCTAACACCGCTAATGGAAGATTGGAGTATGTATTCCCTGCTGGTAATGTAAGCATACAAAAAGGACAAAAATTAGCATTAGCATCTTTACAGATGTTTTATTCCACATTCAATATTACTCAATTAAATAACAATAATGTATTCAGTTATGTATGGGTTGATGGAACAGAGCATCAAGTAGTAATTCCTAATGGTTATTATACAATTGCGACCTTAAATGAGTTCCTACAATTTACTATGATTAACAACACACATTACCTTATTGATAATGATACATCTAATAATGTTTATTTCTTAACTTTAGGAACGAATGCCTCTACATATAAGGTAGAACTTACCACTTTCCAGATGAACGCAACTCTATTTCCTATTGGTGTTGGAGCAGGACAATATGCTCTTCCTGCTGGTGCTGGTTGGGTTGTTCCTACTGCTTCTATTCTTCCTATGTTTAAAATACCTGCTACAGCATTTAGAGATGTTATAGGTTTTGTTAATGCTGGATATTATCCTCAAGGTGCTACTGGTAATTATAATGAAGCAACTATATCAGGTGTTCCACCAGCACAGACCCAAGCACCAGCATATAGCAGTAATTTAGTGTTCCCAAGTGATAAAGTCCCTCAAGTATCCCCACTATCAAGTTATTTAGTAAAATGTAATCTAATCAACAATAACTATGCTGTTCCCAACGATTTACTATATAGTTTTTCTCCTCAAGCAGTATTCGGCGAACAATTTACTATTGCTCCTAACCAGTTGATTTTTATTAACATTCAAGAAGGACAATACAACAAGTTTGTAGTAGAGTTTGCCGACCAAAATAACCGACCAGTTGCTATAGAAGACCCTAATTTTGTAATCTTACTTATCATTAGTGATGTTGGAGAATTAACTTCATTTTAGGAATTACAGAAATAAAATATCTTTATATAGTATATAAAATGCCTTACATTCATAAACTTAACAAAAGTTTTGGTTCTACCAGATGTATTACAAGACCTTTAGGTAAGATTGCTCCAACTGCTCGTAATCATAAGAGAGTTTTAGGAAGTGGATTAAAAGATGAAGTATATGAAGAGGGAAGACTACAAAAAGCAACCGATACTTTAAGAAACTTAAAATTATCTAAACCGAGATTGCCTAAAAAGTATATAACATTTGATTAGGAATGTTTAGCGATAATAGGGAATACCATATGATTTATTTTCTAATCATATAGTATAAATATGGATAATCTCGTCTTTGAAGAAAGCATCAACGCCGAAGTTTCTACAAGTGAGTTCGTAGATAAGCAGTGGTTATATGTTAATGATAATAACAACTCGTCTTACTCGTCCCAGATTGTTTTAGACACAACCCCACTCGCTAATGCTGGTGGTTATATTGGGTGGATGGAAAGTTTCCTTACCATTCCTCTCGTCCTACAAGTTGAAAGCACAGCAATAACATCTGCTACTGCTCCTGAAATTGACTGGTTTATGGGTATGAAAAATGGATATTGGAATATCCTTCATTCACTTACCTGTGAGTTCAACAACGGAAACATTATTCAACAAGTTCCTTTCCTTAATGTATTCTGCTCTTTTAAAGCACTAACGAGTTGGTGCGATGCCGATATTGAAAATTGGGGTGCTGTTTGCGGTTTTGCTCCTGATACTGCGAGAAGTTGGGTTTATAATAACAGAGCAACTGCTTCTCCTAATCTTAACACTATGAGTGGAAACGGAACTGGTCTATCTAACAATCGTCTATGTAAGATTGTTGATATTTCCGCTACTGCTACATCTACCTTTACTGGCGACCCAATTACACCTGTCCCTGACCCTTATACTCCTACTGGTTCTGTTGCTACATCTGTTTTCACTATTAACGACTATACCTGTTGCGTTAGAGGAAGCGACGACCAGACCTGCTGGACTAACGAAGGTCTTAAAAAGCGTATTGAATATCTTAACTTCACTACCACATCTAATACAGGCACATCTCTTTTGGAGCAAGGTTCTAACAAGGTTGCTCTCGTAGGAAGCGACCAGACCTCCGCTGAAGGTGTTTATAACGCTATTTTCCAATCCTATATTCAACGCCAAGCAGGATACAGAGCAATTGTCTTTGATGCTGTTGTTCGTATGAAAGATGTTGCTGATTTCTTTAACAAGTGTCCTCTACTTAAGGGTTCTACTATGCGTCTATATCTTAACACCAATCAAGTATTCCTCGCTGGTTCTTCTTTGAGTGCTGTTGTCCCTGCTGGTTCTGCTTTGACTGCTACAGCAGAGATGGGTTTAACTGCTCCTCCAGTAATTTTGGGTGGTGGTGGAACTTGCCCTGTTATGCTCTCATCTGGAGATATAGGACAGGGAGGACAACCACTCGCTCCTCCTGTTGTTGCTTTGGGCGACCCTGTTGATTGGAAGGTTGGTCTTTCTATTGTCCGCACACAATTCTCTCAACTCGCTACTACTATTACAGCACCTATTACCAGTTGTCGTTTGTATGCTCCCTGTTATACTATGTCCCCTATTGCCGAGCAACGCTACTTATCACTTACACCTACAAAGAAGGTTTGTTATAACGACATCTTCCAGTATTCATTTGATAATATTGCTTCTGGTTCTCCATTCAATTTGCTCGTCAGTAATGGTATTCCTAACATTCGTTCAGTCCTCGTTGTTCCTCTTCTTTCACAGGCACAAAATGGTCTTCAATCTACTATGTTTGGTGCTACTGCTAATAGAACACTTACAACATCTAATACTCTTCTTTCTCCTTTCTCCACTACTGGTGGAACTCCTGACCCTATTGCTATTGGAAACTTCAACATACAGATTTCTGGAAAGAACTTATTTATTAACAATTTGCAGTATAATTATGAAGCATTTGTAGAGCAATTGGTTTCATCTAATCAACTCAACGGCAGTCTTACAACTTCATTAGGAAGCGGACAGATTAGTTTTGAGGATTTCCAATCCCTATATAAATACTACTATGGTAATACATCTCGTTCTATCCCAAGTGAAGATGGTGTTGCTAAAGCAGTTCAACTTCTCGGCACTAATCGTTCCCCTGTTCCTATCTCACTTATGGTGTTCGTTGAGTTTGAAAGAGAAATTACTATTGATGTAAGAACTGGAGCAAGAGTTATGTAAATACAGAATTAAAAAGAATATTTAAGAAAAAACTTAAACAGGATAAAAGGTAAGAACTTTTTAAAAATATTATTTAGTAAATTATTTTCTTACTATATAATATAAATATGGTTAGTGAAGTTCCCTGTATGCTGTCTTCAGCACAATTGCGAAGTTTAAAAAATGGTGGTGCGATTAACATTAAACCACATATGATAAGAGATGAAGGAAAACACCTCCTTCATTTAGCAGAACCAACCATTAAAAAGTTGATGTCTGCGTTAAAGAGAAATAAAGGTATGCGTATTGATTTAGGCAAAGAAGGTGAAGGTTTCTCATTTAAGTCTTTAGCAAAAGGAGCAGAAAAAGCACTTAAAACTAAAGCAGGAAAAATGGCGGTTAAATCCCTGATTGATAAGGGAACAGATGTAGCAAAAGAAGCAGGTTTAAGTGATGACCTTATTGATGCTGTAAAAACCGAAGTAAAAAAGAAAGGTAGAGGCAGACCTCGTAAGCAAGGTGCTAAAGATAGAGAAGATGAAAAACTCGCTATGGAAATACACAACCTTAAGAAAGGTGGAAATATTTTTAAGGATATTAGCAGAGGATTTAAGAAGGCAACTAAATCTGTAGGTGATTTTGTAGAAAAGGATATTATTAAACCTGTAGATAAAGCAGTAATAAAACCAGTCGGTAGAGCAGTTAAGAAGGGTGCTAAAGCAGTAGATAAAGAGTTCTCCAGAGGTTCAACTTTGGATAAGATTTATCGTAGTGATGCTGTAAAGAAACTCGGTAAAACAGCACTCCAACAAGGAGGTAAATATGCTGGTGAAGCATTAGGAGCATATCTCGGCGGTCCAGAGGGAGCGATGATTGGCGAGGAATTGGGTTCTAAATTAGGTAATATTGGAGCAGACCAGATTGGTATTAAAAATAAGGACAGAGTTAAACAATTGGGGCGTTCATCATTAAGAGAAGGTAAAAAATTAGCAACAGACCAACTTTCACAGATGATAGATAGTTCTGGTTTAAGTAGTGAAGAACGAGCATTAGCACATATGGCGTTAGAAGGTAATGTTGATGGTGTTAAGCAAGGAGCATTAGGATACGCAAAGTCAAAGATGGGTATGGGTATGCCTACTAATAGTCGTCGTATGGTTTTACCTGCGAGTGATGCCTCTACATTCAGTCCATACGCAAGGGTTAATTCAGCACAGATGACCCCATATATCCACTCATCTCCACAATTAGCAAAACCGATTATTAGAGGTTCTGGTGTTGTTAGTGATGGATTAAATGATGTAGCAAAATTAGCAGGTATGTTTGGTTTAGGTATGGAAGGTGGTTCTATTTACCCAGCAGGACATTCAGTTCATACTATAGGACAAGGTGTTATTAGTGATGGATTAAATGATGTAGCAAAAGTTGCTGGTTTGTTCGGTTTAGGACAAGGAAGAAAAGATAGAGAAGACGAGCGTTTAGCGATGGAAATACACAACCTTAAGAAAAGAGGTAGAGGTATTAATCCTGCTGGTTATGGAATTAACCCTGCTGGATACACAACTGGAGGTGCTATTTACAACCCTGATAATGACCCTATGATTGATAGACAAAATCGTCGTATTAGAGCAACTATGAATAGAATGAGAGGCAGAGGTATTTACCCAGCAGGAGAAGGATTTAATCCTGCTTAAATATAAATGCTGGATAGTGATGGAAATTGTATATCGGTAATTGAAGAACTTTTAGGAGAAAAGAAACCTGCGAGAAGTTATTGGGAAAAATATATTTGTTGTTGTTTATTTAGGAAAAAAGTTAGATTTGAAAATTAATAAGATATTGCGTTTATTTAGGAGATATTTAAATATTTAGTAAATATATAAGATGAAAAGCGAAAATCTTAAAAAGTGCCGAGAACTCAAGAATGAACGCCTACAATTAGGTTTATTGAATGAATACCATTATGATAATGATATTAAGGAATGTTTTGAGGATTTTGGAGATATAAAACATACCGAAGGAAGATTTGATTATTTTGACTGGGAATGCGATGATGCTGTATTTGAACTGAAAGCAAGAATGAATAAGAAATATGCTTATGCTACAACACTAATGGGTTATGATAAAGTTGTAAAAGGATTAGAACATATTAAAAATGGTAAGCAAGTATTTTTTCTATTTGCTTTTTTGGATACAGGATTATGCTACTGGGAACTAACACCACAATCATTAAAAGATTTAGAAGTAAAAGTTGATGGTTGTTATATTAGAAAGGAAAGAAAAGAACACCTACATATTCCAGTAAAAAGATGTATAGACATTTGCGATAGATTACCACTAACGAATGCTAAATATACACAATTAAAAAAGAAATATGATTTAGTGAAAAACAACTTAAAGTAATTTTTATATATAATTTTGAGGAGGTGAATATAATATAAATGTTATATGTTTATATTATATAATGGCGTTGTCTAACTTTGATATTTTAGAAATGGGTAGGCAGATGGATTTAAATATTGTTGGAGTATTTAGTAAAGATAGATTACCAAAGGATTATCAAGTAGGTTCTTATTACATCAATTTAGAAAATAGCAACGAAGGTAATGGAACACACTGGGCGTATGCTGAAATATTTGATGATGGTAAAGCACTTTATTTTGACCCATTTGGAACTTTAGCACCAATAGAAGTAAAGGAGTTTTTAAAACCTTTTAGACCATACCCTACAAGCAATAGACATATACAGGATAATAACAGCGATAAATGCGGATACTTCTGTATAGGTTGCGATGTATTTTTTACATACGACAGGAATAAGAAGAAATCATTAGCAGACAACTTTGATGACTTCCTTAATATGTTCTCAATTCACAAAGAACTCAACGATAAAATTATAATGGAATATTTGAGAGGAAAATAATATTTAAATATTTAGGACAAAAGGACTTAAAATAATATCTTAATATAGTATATAGAAAATGACTGAAGAAACTATGAGTGGTTCTCCACCAAAATATTATGGTGAGAGTGCGAAAAAAGCAATCTATAAACACAGAGAGGCGAACAGAGATGACTATAATGAAAGACAAAGAAAATATTACAACGATAAGAGTTTAGACGCTGACTGGAAAGAAAAGTTTAATGAAAGATGTAAAGAAGCGAACCGCAAGTATAGACAAAGGAAAAGACTGGAAGTTCCACCCAGACCCAGAGGAAGACCTCGTAAAAGCGAACCTATTGCTATTTAATCTAATATTATAATATAATGCCTTATAAGATTAGAAAGTTGCCTAACCAGAATAGGTTTAGAATTACCAACGCTCATACTGGTAAGGTTGTAGCAAAATCCACAACAAGAGAGAAAGCAGATAAGATGTTGCGATTATTAGGTATGCTATATGCGAAGGAAAAAAGCGGTGGAATGATAGATACTTTAGGAGATTGTTGTTGTAATTCCATAAAAAATTGATTTACAAAATTGATTAATATTGATAGATATATTAGATAATATATTTAGGAAAAAGTATATATTATATATTTTATTATAAAATTGATTTAAAGAAATTATATTATATAGTATATATATATAGTAGAATGAGCGACCGAGCGAGAACGAACTTACTTAAATCCGCAAAAACCTATTTAGGCATAAAAGGTAAAAGGCGTAGCAATCCAATCACAACAGCAAGGTTTTTAGGATATACTCCAAGAGGAAGACGAGGTAGGGTTTTAACCGCAGGAACAGCAGATTATAACAGGGCAGTTGATAATGAGATATTGAGAAGATATGCTGTTGGTAATTTAGTCTATTCACAGAATATAACTATTAGAGCAAGGAGAAAGTTTAAGAATGAAGGCATCTTTAAACCTGTTAATAATTCATTCACAGCAGAAGGAAATAGAGCATCTATTCAAGAACAGATAAACGAGTTTCAAGATAATATATTTGATGAGATGGAACAGGTAAGTCCTTATGAATATGAGCGTAATGCTGATGGTAGTATTAAAGCAACTATTTCAGTAAGCAATCCTGTAAGACAAAGCGGTAGTATGATGGTAAGAACCCAAAGCGGAAGACAACGAGTAGCACCTATTTCACTTAACAGATTGTTTATGAGATTAGCAGGAGCATACAAGTTGGATAATTGCTTTGTAGAAAATGATGACTGGGATATGAAAAATAATACCTGCGTATTTGACTGGATATATTACAAGTATAAAGACGGCGAATGTTTGAAGAAGTTTATGAAAGGAAGCAGAGAAGAAGTATATGATAAACTTAATGATGTATTCAATCATTCGTATCATACCAGAGAGGTTGAATGCGATGATTATGATAAGGAGTATGATGCTTTAAAAAACGGAGTAAGTATAGACCAATTAGAAGACTTTTGTAAAGACTTTAGATTAGCGTTATATGCTTATGACCGAGAATATAAAAACATTACAAGATACATACCTGATACTAATAAGAAATCCAAAAATCCTGCGATGATATTTATGATTGCGAACGAACACTTTTACCCTATTGAAGACATACAATATAGAAAGTCATTAGTATCCAAGACGAGAAATGAGAAGAACGATAATGAGTTTTTGGAATGGGTAAGTGATGATATTAATGAAATCTTTGGGGAACGAAATGGAACTGAAAAACCAACCCCTATATTTGCTGAAGGAGATATTATAGGTAATGAGTTCTTATTCAAGACCATTATAGAGAAGAATATATTACCAAGTAAAATACGAGTAGATGGTTCGCAAGTGAAATCATTTATGATAGGAGAACAAAAATATATTACCGATGTTAAAGATGAACTGGATAATGCGGTTGAAAACTTTTGTAATAGTATAGGTATTCAATACTGGGGACAATCAATAGTATCTGTTTTGAAAACATTATTAGATGAAAAGTTTGAATGCGAAAATTATAACTTCCCTGATATTACCAGTAAATTAAATCCTAATGTTTATGATGCCTTAACTGCTGATGGAGTTAAACATAGACAACATTACGGAGCGACCGATGAAACATTATCTACCTATAATGATTTGATGCCTACAACATACGAGGACGAATTAGTAGATAGAACAATAGTAAAAAAATATAAAAACATATTTACAGGTGAAATGGAAGAAAAGGTTATTACTAAAAAAGTAAAAATACAAAAAGAAAATCCTGCTGAAACCATATTAGATTATAAAGTAAGAAACAAAGAGATAAATTGTTATGATATAAACAAAGCATATACATCAGTAATGTATAATCCGTTAGACCAGTTTATAGTATATGATGTAGATGATAAGATTGAACCTTACAAAGAACAAGATGGTAAATTAAAAACAGGATTATATTATGTTGAAACTTATGATAATACCTTATTACATCAGTCTAACTGGTATAGTAATAAAATCATAGATTTAGCAAGTGAATATCATATTGATTATAAAATAAAATTACAACTCATTCCAAAGAATAATAACAAAGACCGATGCTGTAAAAATACAACATATTTGAAAGAGTTTATGGACTGGGTAATGGAAAAGGTAAAAGATATTGAAGGAGGAGTATTATTATACAAAAGAATATTTAATACGATGTATGGTAGGTTCGGTAAAACAAAAGAAGTCAGTAGAACCTGTAATTTAGATACGAACATACAAGAAGTTTGGCGATGCTTCTTAAAATGCGATGAACCTGAAACCGAAGAAGATAAGAAACATTACTTTTACGCAGACAAGTTTAAGGATAGTGAGTATAACAGATTTAGAAAAGATGATAGAATAATATGCGAGAATATTTCGTATGAAGATGATACACCCTTATATCTGTTTGGGTTTGAGAAAAAGGAAAATTATTTAGACATTCAATTACCTATTCACTTACAGATTTTAGACTGGAGTAATATATTATTGTATAAATTACAACGAGAAGTAGGAGGTAAATGTTTATTTAGAAAAACGGATTTTGTTATGATGGAAGGAGGTAAAGCAGATATGAACCGAGAAGGTTGGGGAGGATATAAAACTGAAACTGCTGATGGAGTGAATACAAGAAGTTTTATGAAAACTGATAGACATATTAAGATGCCTGACTGGAATGTAAGATGGATAGATAATTTTGAATACCGAGATAGTAGCGAAGCAGATAAGATTATTGAATTAGCGAATGAAAAAGGAGGACTGCTAATAAGCGGACGAGCAGGAACAGGAAAAACATATATCATCAAGAACAATAAGTATATGACTGATGAGAATACAATAAAAATGAGTTTCACTAATAAGGCAAGTAGAAACTGCGGAGGTTCAACTATTCATAAAACTTTAAAACTGAATGGTAATATGAAGACCCAAAAGAAAACATTAGAAAAGTTTAGGTTCAAGCAATATGTTATTATAGATGAGATTGGAATGGTAAATCAAGATTTACTTAACTTACTTCAAGTTCTTAAAAAGTTTAATCCAAGATTGATATTTATATTATGCGGAGATTACAGGCAATTACCACCTATTGAAAACTATGCTATACCATTTACAGATTTAAATATTATTAATGAAATATTTGAAATTCAATTTGAATTAACATATAATTATAGAACCAATGGAGATGTTGAATTTGTTAATAAGTGTAAAGATATCCACGATATAGATGCGATTGAAGATAAACCAGATGAACGAAAAGCAATAATCAAGAGTTTAAACTTAAATAATAATATTGAAGATTTTGCTATTTGTAGAACGAATAGAAT